CCCCCTCCTGTCCCTTTCAATACAACTTTATAGGCATGTCCAGCGACTATCGTGGCACCGAGGGTGGCAGTAATAGCGGTGGCATCACTGTTGGTATGGTCTAAATTACCATTCAGAAATTTCCATTTAACTCCATCATCATTCCATCCAGCCGCAGCAAAATCAACCAATTCTACTTCATTGGTAGGCCACGCTGCCACGGTAGCCAATGCATCGGCTGCCTTAGAAATGGTACTTATTACTGCCGGCTCTCCCCCGTCATAACTGAGTCCAGAATGCACGAAGAAACAGTTCTTAATATCGGAGAAGAATTCTTGAGGTTTAAAATATTCCACATATCTCACGTCCCCCGTAACTAATGTTCTTTTTACCACCACCCATATTTGATCCTCTTGACTATCCTGACTTATCACGGCAACAGATTCAAATAGTCCATCCGTCACCACCCTGAACCATGCAAATACGTTTTCTTCCAGGTCGCACACGAACCCTAAAAGTTGCCCATCGTTTCTAACCACCCACAATATTGGCATAGGTTCCTGCTGGTAACCCATATCCTTTATCCCAGACAACGCCATAGTGGAACCCAGTGTGATATGCCTCGCTATTTTCGTCATGTTGGGAGCTTTATACTTATCACTTCCGAAGTCGAATATAAGTTGTCTGAGACTTAACCCCGATCTCGTTACCCAAAATATGAAATCCCCTACCACTTGGGGTTGTATGTTTTGAACTCCGGTATAGATGTGCTTTCTTGCGTTAGGAGGATTAGTAGTAGGTGTAGTGGGAATATCAAATTTCCACACTCCCCCTGTTGTTCCTATCAAGACAGTATCTTCCCCTATCATCCATCTGATTCTATCAACTTTCCCTGATTCCAATTTGTATTCAAGTCCGGCGGAGTCATCATTTGCATCCAATGTGAAGTTTTCATAATCTGCCACGTCTGAGACAAAGATAGTCTGAGGATGGTCATTCATGCCTGCGAGTAACATTCTCTGTCCGAAAAATGCTCCACATGAGGGTCTATGATTAGCGGTTCCCCCTATGGTTTTTTGTGCCGTACCTCCACTTCCATAGGCCGTATATGCACCCGAATCAATCCCACTTAATTGAAAGGTAATTGTTCCTGCTTCATCTACCACTGTCCCTACAGTAAAAAAAACATCATTAATTTGTGTCATTCCTACTACGCCGGTGATGTACATAATGTCACCCGCAACTGGTAAATCCATTTGCGCCCAATAACCACTTGCCAAGTCCGTTGAAAATGTTCCAGATGTATGGGCGACCAAACAATAATAATGATTGATACCGTTGACTCTGATATTCCCAACCGTATACCCAGTGGAGGTGGCCCAGGCAGTATCTGTGAATGTAGCCGTAATAACACAGGGATTGGCTTTTGTTGCCCCTGTGATAGTAAAGGCATTTTGGATTTTACCTACGAAATCAGTAAGGGTCCAAGATGTGTGGGCGGTGCGGGTAAGTTTCTTTGTTGGATAAGATGGATGTTTTATATACATGACATCGGCGGATTGGTCAAATTTCAACTGGAATAGGTCCGCCGTAAGATAAGGGCTGGCAATCTCATAAACCGCTGCACCATCCATTATTATTCCATTGTTCATATAGAAGCGGATATAAAGATTCCCAAATTCAATCGCATACGCTTGAATGGTGGAGAAATGGAATGGTATTATTCTTGTCGCTGTGCTACTCACTTTTACCTCGTGTGCGAAGTATGTCCCGGGAACCCGTGAGGCTCCCCCTTCCACGAAAGGGATCATTCCCTCCAATGTTCGACACCCCGAAAAATATTTGGCTATATCCGATCTGGCATCTATCCTCGGAGAAATTTCGCCAGCATTGAAGTTGTTGATTAGAGGGGTTGCATTTGGCATTTATTACCATCCACTCCTTGCGGCCATGCCATAACGTGATTTTAATAAGTCATACCACCAAGTCCACGGATTGTATCCATATCCAGATGTTGAAATAGGAATGTCCTTATTGTTATAAATAATCGCATCTCCAATAGCACCTCCTAACCCTTCTGCAGGCACAAGTATCCCTTCGTCATTTGTAAATGTCATTCCCAATCCAATTGAGATAATAGAAAATAAATTTTTATTATCAAGGGAAGTAGGAGCAATTAATAAAGTACCATCTTCTTTTACTACCTTAAAAAAGTTTGTGTCATCCATAAAAAAGAAATACCAATGGTTTAATTTAGATTCTTCAATGCGTGAATCAGTAAGTTCCTGAAAAACACTATCCTCCCCAATAGTTTCACTTCCTGAAATATCCATAAATATTTTTGATCCGTCTAAAGTATTTAAACTTAAGGTTGGACAAGTATCATTATTTTCAATCTTTTTTGCAAAGATACCTATTCCATATTTATTCCCAAATGATCTTGAAGAAAAATCCTTTTTTGCGTAAACATAAGGACTGGGGTAAGGAGAATAACCAAATCCTGGTTCTGTATTCCAAAAAATATCGAGATCGCCTATAACATCAAGGTCTGGGAGTAATCCTCCCCCTAAAACTCCATTGGTTGCATAATTCTTAACAAACAATCCGCTTCCATCATCGTTTTTATACCAACCAATAAGATAGTCATTAAGCGGAACCGATGAGAATTCAGCGTTTACCACCTTATTTCCATTCATCAACACCGATCGAGTCACCAATCCTGTCCCATCTCCAGACCAAGCACTGAAAGACATTCCCGCATCGGGAGTCGCTGTAAGAACGACCGTGATTCCATCCACAAAGAAGACATAACAGTCCGATCCACAATTAATGCCTGGGACAAGATCACTGGTCACAATCCCCGTTCCAGTTCCGCTTTTAGTCACACGGAGACACCACCCTTCATCCGTCTTGACCGGTCTCACATAGTAAGTTCCTGGTACTCTCGCCACTCCTCCCTCTATGATCGGCATGGCGTTCTCAAGGATTCTACATCCACGATAATAATCCTTGAGGTCTACACGGGCATCCATGTCAGGAGTTAATTCCCCTGCCCTAAAATCATTAATCAATATTGTATTTTTAGCCATAATAATATTTCTTTTTTATTTCATATAGATATAAGTTTCTCTTGACACGATAAAGTATTTCTGTTATTCTGTTGGGGTGACTATAGCAATTTGTCAAATATGTAAAAAAGAATTTAAAATTACACATCGAAATCATAAACTTTGTAGTCTTATTTGTTATGGTAAATACCGTAAGGGGAAACCTCTTTATAAAATACGCAGAGGAGTTATTAAATTTTGCAAGGTATGTGGAAAAGAATTTTATGTTGAACAGTGCAGAAAAAATAAAGCGTTTTTTTGCTCTCGTTCTTGTTCTGGTAAATTTAATCTTATAAAACGTTTTATAAAAAGAACTGCACTTTGTTCTGTTTGTGGTAAAGAATTTACAAGGATTGGGATACACTCCAATCCAACCAAATATTGTTCTAATAAATGCAAAAAGCATGCTCAATACTACTCTGGTTCTAAACTTCTTGTTCGATGTATTAAGTGTGGTAAAGAGTTTCCCGTAAACAGATGCCAACGATACAAAAGAAAATATTGTTCCAATGAATGTAAATATCAAGATCAAAGGGATTCTGTAAAAACAATTTACAAACGAAATGGAGTTAGGCGATATTTCCAAAGAAGGAATCTTATCCACAAATGCGAAGAATGTGGCTATGATGAACATCCAGAGATTCTTACCATACATCATAAAGACCTTAATCCAAAGAATCATTCTCTGGATAATTTGATTGTTCTCTGTCCTAATTGCCATGCGATCAATCACCATTGATAATGGGAGTTTTTTTAGGTATTATCTACCAGCATCCACCCAGTCTGTATTTCCGGTCTCATCTGTGAGAGAATCAAACAATTGATTCACGCCCTCGGCTTTCATAAGTGCTAATTCATATTCATCTTCGCAAATCTTAAATTTATTCTGTCCCTCGGTTCGTATAAAAGATAATTCCTTTGCCAATCTCCATGCCAGGGCGTTTATAAAAGAAGGAGAATATATTGAATAGTCCGTAACCTTACTTATGTAAGCTAAAACCAATTCTTCGTCATTCTCTTCGTTGTCGTAATCTATGGTAAGGCATAATCTTGCTGAAGGAGAAACTTCTTCCCAATAAGTAGTTTCTATGGCAGGGAATAGACTTGTATTGGCGGCAGTTCCGGTAACATTCACTATACATTCATAAACTTTATCTCCGTTCCCCATCGGAACTGCACTAATATCAACTCCAGTTGTTGGATAACTGGCAAGATAGGCCGCATTCTGCGTAACTGTCCAAGCGGCAACGCTTATGTCATCAACGGTGACAAGTGCCCTGATTGCTGCCTGAATCAAGGCCGCTGTGTTTTTAGTACCATCGGAATTTGCCAATTTTATTGTGATCGTGTGTCCAGAGGAAGTTACTGCCAAGGTATCAATAGTGTTACTTTCGCATTCCACATCCAAAAAAGTAACATCATCTTCTTTATATGTTGCGGCTACATATAATTTTTTCTCTGATCCAACATTAAGTACGCAATATCTTCCGATTTTAACCTGTGAGGCCGCTGCGGATATATAGGCGGATGTTGGATTGAACTCTGCAATACCGTCAATCCCAACAATGACATTCATTGTCTCAAGTTTGTATGGATATTCATTGGGATAAATACTTGGATCGTCTTTGGTTCCTCTTGCAATCCGCAAGAAGTCGTCTGGTAAAAGATAGGCAAATTCATAACCAGATTCAGGGGTCTCGGCAACCATCCCTAAAGCTTGTCTTTTCTTGGCAAATTTCCAATCCTTAGCCTCTAAAACTTCATCCCTGACATATTCCCAAACAGCAACGGCATCCGCCGCCTGTTCGGAATCATCAACCGCAGGATCAATAGAGGTTATTCTTTTTACACCTATCCTACCAAGGCCAAGATTTATTATGCCTACCTGTGTATATGCCAATTCTGTCTCCTTTCAAAAAAGGGGCATGGAGGGGGTACGAAAGGAGAGGGGAAAAGCTACCCCTCCACGCCGAGAGAAATTTTAACTATTTTTTTGGTCGTCCCCTGGGTCTGTTGTTTACCTTAACTGCCCCTTCGGGAATGGTATCATCTACTTCATCCATCTCTTCTGGGATTGAACTATCAATCTGTTCAAAATGAATGATTCCCCCATCTTTCCCTCTGGGCAATTCTGATTCGGGACAACGAGCAATTTCTCCAAGCCTATAAAGATGTTTTCCGAAATATCCAGGCCTGATACATCTGTAAATAGCCATAATCCCCTCCTTATGCTGTTACTGGTTGAAAATATGCGTCCACTACCATTGATTCTCCGGCGGTAATGTCAGCAAAATGGAGACCAAGATATTGAAGGATTTCTACGCCTTCGGGTATCCGAATCTTAATTTCTGCCCCCTTATGAAGATCGGCATTAAGAATCGTCATGGATGTCAATGTTTCACCAATGCCTGGGGCAGCAGTTGCCTTATGGCAGACGTGGATGACATAACCTGTCCCACCAGCAGCCGCCGTTTTAACGATAATTACCGCTTCAAGAGGCCATCCTTTATCCCATTTGGGATTTACTAAGCCAGTGTTAATGTAGAAATCACTGACTTCTTCGGTGACCGTTTGTGCTGAACAAAGCAAAAGTTTATAATCTCGATATCCCATACTACACCTCCTATTGAATTTTCATTTTCATTGCTTACGAAATGGTTGCTTCTACTCCGATCGCATCACACACCTGGATAGGAACTCCATCAAATGCTAATACTGGCCCACCACCCCCAAGGCCCTGTTCCCTGGTAAAGTGGATGTTGTTTTTGTCTTTTAATCTTATCCGCATTTGAGTCTTTAGGGTGCGATTACAATAAATCCTGGTAAGTGGATTTTCTCCGCTGTCTGGAAGCCTTTCAAGGCCTGCAATTATTTTATCTTCATTAAAAATATAATCCATTCCAGACATTTCAACATTGGCGATTCTTTGGACACATCTTTCATCGGCCACAAACAGACCGCATCTCCACTTGAACTGTGTCACCTGTGCCCAAAACTTCTTGGTTGCCGCCGAACCAGCAACCCACTGCGCCCCACGGTCTGTAATCTCAATACCACCCATGGTATTTTTGGGATAAATCAGGTGAGCTTTCTCTGGACCCCATTCGACAATATAGATAGAGGTTCCATCACTTCCAGACCCACCATTCAACTGGACGTTGTAGTACCAGGTACTATCCCCATTTGGATAGTCGGTGGATACGTCAAACATGGTCGCAAGACCATCAAAGCCAAGGGGATCGTCCCCAAGATTTCCATAAAAAATCTCGTCTGCAACTGCCTGCGTCATCGCTTCAATAAAGGCTGCGTCTTTCTGTTGACGAACACCTACTGCGTTTGCCCCCGCCAATCTCAAAATTTCTTCGTCAACCTGGCTTGCCGTCTCAAATAGAGACATGGGAGCAGTGATATTTACGCTTTTGTGGGCAGCCGTCACAACGCCTTCATTAAGTGCCCTTTTCCCAACCGTAGGGAGAGCACCCTGCCTACTTCCAACATGGGTTAGGAGTTGGTTGGCTTCTATTATTGGGACTTCTTTAACAATCGGATTTTTCCGAGCCAACGTTTTAGCCACAAACAATAACTGACCGTCCTGTGGATTTAACATCTTCACAAGATCGACCAACGTATAGACTCCACTGATATCAACTTCTGTTGCCATAGTCGTTAACCTCCTTTGAATTTATCCATATCCTTGTATTGCATTCCAACAACGACTTCTCCTCCTGTGGTCTGTCCACCCTTGGGGCTAAAGTCCTCACCAACTGCTTTTGCAGTATTGAAAATAAAGTTCATATAAAGAGGAAATCTCCACGCTTCGGGATCTTTATAGGCTTCATCAAATTTTGTGTTTGTAATTTTTTCCCAAAATCTTTGAGCCAATTTATATCCAGCGTTGTATTCCTCTTCCGATTTGAATTGCTCACGAAACTTCTTTTGATTACCCTCGAACTCTTCTTTTTCAAGTTTGTCTTCAGCCTCTACCATTCCGGCAACAAAAGAGTTCCATTCTTGCCCAATACCTTTTGCTGAATCTTTGGAAACTTGGTATTTATGAAAAACTCCTTGTGCCCATTTCACCATCTCAGGACTATTTTCTTTCCCTTCGATCTGAGGGAATTCGTATCCCTCTGGTTTGTCTGGCACCCCCATTGCTTTTCGGTAGGTTGAGACTTCTTCGGGTGTGGATTTATCGTTCAGTTTGGGGATCGTATTTTCCAGTCTCGTTTTTAGACCATCTCTCTCCGTCTTAATATCCAGGGCCGATTTCACAAAATCACCCGGCTTCTGAAATGTCTTGACGAATTCATGTTCCTTGTACTCATCTGGAAGTGCCGCTCTCCATCCCAACGATTGAGATTGTGATTGTTGATCTGTTACGACTTGATCCCCAGTTTGGGTCACTTGTCCTTCATCTGCCATAAAATGTTTCCTCCTTTTTTGGATTTGAAATAAAAAAAGGCCAACCCCGATTTCTCGGAATTGGCCTTTAGTCTCTTGTGTTAATTGAGTGTTAGGCTATTTGTTTAATAGTTCTTGAAGTTTCTTCTGCACCCCTTTCAATGCTTTTAAAATAATAATAATAAGTGTTTTTTCGGAATCAGTCATCTTGCCCGCCATAAACAATTTCAATCCCGATAATCCATAAATAAACCTGGATTAAAGTATCATCTTTAGTTTTGTAATGTCGAAATTTATTGTAATAAAAACTTTTTGGCAGTGTAAAAAAAGTAATACTCATTTCCCCTCTCTTTTTTCCCTCTTCTTCTTTTCTTCCTCAGTCTCTTCGCCTTCTCCAATATCAGACTGCCACATACCTCCACCCTGTTTCTTTCTCATATCCATAACAGGTTGAGGTTTATCGAAGTTGAAATCCTCGACATCAATACCTTGCTCTTTTAACTTCTTTTTTAAATATTCTTTAATAACCTTTTTATAATCAGCCATGTTTTTTAAACCATTCAATTTGAGCGAGACGCCTTTGGGCCGCCTTTTTCGATAAAGAGTTACTCAACGCTTTCCCTTTCTCAGAAAATACTTTAACCTTCCCGCCAC